TCTGCGGTACAGCCTTTACGATTTCCACGATGATGGTGGGCAGATTTTTAATCAACGAGGTCAGAAGGTCAATACCCGCCTGCACGATCAGAGGGATATTGCTGATGACCGCATTGACGATGCCGGAGATAATGTCGGGTATAGCCGCCACGATGGTGGTGATGATCTGAGGCAGAGCCTTAATGAGAGAAATCAGCAGGTCGATACCCGCCTGGATGATTTGAGGAATCGCACTCAGAACCGCCTCGATGATACCGCTGATGATTTGCGGAATTGCCTCCACGATAGCTGTGATGATTTGAGGCAGAGCCGCCACCAAAGAGGTCAGCAGCTGAATACCCGTCTCGATAATCTGCGGAATGGCATCCAGGATAAAGTTGATGATACTGAGGATGATTTCCGGTAGGGCGGCAATCAGCACAGGGATGGCGGCAAGCAGACCATCGGCAAGACCGGTGATCAGCTGTAGCGCAGCATCCAGTATCATGGGAAGGCTGTCAATGAGGCTCTGAACAATGGTAATGACCGCTTGCACCGCTGTAGGAATAAGGGTCGGCAGAGCCTGTGCAATGCCCTGAACCAGGGACATTACGATTTGGATTGCCGCCTCAACCAACAGAGGCAGATTCTCAATCAGCGTGTTTACGATGGTGAGGATTGCCTGGATGACCACGGGGATCAGTTCCGGCAACAGTGTCAGCAGCGTGTTCAGTACCTGGGAGAACAGGTCAACTACGGTTTCCAGTAAGGTTGGTAGCAGTTCCACCACGGTCTCAAGCAGAGCATTCAGTGCCGTTGGCAGAGCCGAAATAATGTTTTCGATGATGGGAGTTATGTTGGTCAGTACATCCTGGAAGGCATCAACCACATTGTTGCAGAGCTGCTCAATGTCCGCATCTGCATCACCGAAGCCCACCACCAGGTTGGCAACAGCTGCCTTCATGGAGTTCAAAGAACCCTCAATGGTGTGTTCCGCTTCGGCAGCGGTGGCACCGGCAACACCCATGCTTTCCTGAATGACGTGGATAGCAGAAACAACATCCGCATAGGAACTAATGTCGTATTCAATGCCGGAAATAGCAGTTGCATCTGCAAGCAGACGCTCCATTTCCTCTTTTGTGCCGCCATAGCCCAGCTTGAGGTTGTCCAACATCGTGTAGTTCTGTTTGGCAAAACCCTGGTATGCGTTCTGGATGAGTCCAATGTCCGTACCCATCTTATTGGCATTATCCGCCATGTCCGTAATGGCCATGTCCGCATATTTGACTGCGGCCTCCGTATCACCACCCAGGGACTGGATAAGGGATGCGGAGAAGGATGTGACCGTGGACATATAGTCATTAGCTGACATACCCGCGGTCTTATATGCATTGGCGGCATATTCCTGTAGTTTGCCGGAGGACTCCTGGAACAAGGTATCGACGCCGCCGACAAGCTGTTCATACTCGCCGTAGGCTTCAATGACAGCCTTGCCAAGGGATACTGCGGCGGCAGCGGCAGCGGCGACACACGCACCCATTGCCACACCAACTGTTTTCAGAGTGCCGCCCAGTTTGGAGAATTTACCTTCGCTGTCATCGGCGGCATCTCCGGCATCATCCAGTTCTTCTTCCAGGTCATCGGCAGCATCACCGGTGTCGTCCATTTCCTTGCCGAGCCGGTCCATAGCCTCTTCGTTATCCGACAGTTCACGCTCCATGCCGTTCAGAGCGGCTTGGGCATTGTTCAGTTGGATTTGCCATGCCTGGGTACGGCGGTCATTCTCTCCAAAGGACTCGGCGGCATTGGCGAGAGCCTGTTTCAGCATCTCTACCTTTTTGCGTTGGGCTTCGACCTGTTCGGTCAGCACCTTGTGTCGTGCGGCGAGAGCATCGGCAGAATCGTCATTCTTGGAGAATTGGGACTCTACCAGTTTCATTTCGGAGCCAAGAACTTTGAAGGACTGGTTGATTTCCGTCAGAGCCTTTTTGAACTCCTTCTCGCCTTCAAGACCGATCTTCAGACCGAAATTATCTGCCATTTCACCACCGCCTTTCCTTTAGATTCCTTCGGGGACAATGTCATCGATGAACATCTCCCGTTTCGGTTTGGAGATACCGTTGTACTGTTTATGGCACTCCCAAAGGTCGAGGAGTAAACCAAACGGCATCAGCCAGAACTCATCCCAGGAGAGATGCAACTGGCCGATGCCGTAATATAAAAGTCGAGTAAATAACTCTCCGTCACTTACTCGACCACTGCGTTTTTTGCGTCTGCCTCACTTTCAACATTGCGCTTGGTGCCCTTGAGCAGAGCCTCCATAATGGCAGATTTGTAGGTTGCCAGGTCAGCCGGAACAGTGAGCAGTTCCACCATTTCCTCGGTGAGCAGTTCCTTGGGACTGTCCTTATGCTTGAGGTTGTGAACCAGGATGGACTGGTTTGCCAGAAGAGAGATGAGCCATACAATCTCACCGATTGCCATCTCGAAGTTTTCAGACTTCATCAGATGGTCGCCCAGGTTCTCCAAGCCGCCGTAGCGACCGGCAATTTCCTTGGTGGCTCTGGTAGTCAGGAGCAGCTCGTAATCCTCGCCACCCACATTGATGACAGCTTTGCGTTCGTCAATCATTGGTCAGTCCTCCTTATTACACGGGTGCAGCTGCACCAAAATAGGGTTCATATACGGTTTTGTACCAGTTGGTGATTACATCGACATCGAGAGCATCACCCTCGGTAACCTCTGCCTTCCAGGGATGCTTACCCTTGCTGTCCACCTTGTTGCGGCGAAGGATGGTGCCTTCGATGGTAGGCGTAGAGAAGGTAATGCTGTCACCCTTGGTAGCCAGTGCAGTCGCAGGGATGCCGAACTTGACACGGTACAGCCAGAAGTATCGGTACTTACCGTTGGACTTCTTGGCACGGAAACCGACAGCAACGGGAGTGCCGCCGTCCTCTGCGGTGGAAATGACCACGCCGTTGTTATCGATGACGGCGCCGGTGAGGTCGGAGGCAACGCTGCCGCCCAGGTCATCCACACCCAAAGAGAGGGTGCCGGACTTGAACTCCTTGACGATTTCGGATGCACCGTCATCGGCATAGAGCGTAGCCTCTGCCAATTCCACGGAGAGATCCGCTGTCATTGCCTTTGCCAGCTGTACCGGGGTAGCGTAGGATTCGTTTCCATCCTCATCCTCGGTGATCTTGGCGTAGTAAAGTTTATCAAGACCAATCGTAGCCATTGATTATTCCTCCATTTCATAGTGTTTGGCTACATCCACAGCGTAATGGTGGTAGCCTGTTTCTGTTTCATAACCGATGTATCTGCGGTCGGTTATGGTGAAATCTGCACCCAGGAGCATTTTCACAAGTGCATTTTTGTCCTTGATGTAGTTGCCCTGGGAATATAATGAAAGGCGCACTTCCTGGACATCCACACCAGGGGCGTTGTCGGCGTGAAGGTCAAAGGACTCCACCATCGGAACAATGACAATGTACCGATCCGGGGCTTCGTCCTTGAACACACCCGTCTCGATGGGGATATCCAAAGCGGAAAGCACGGTGTAAAGGTCAGAAAGGATATTCATCTCTTATCGACCTCCTCTTCAAATTTCTTCTGCATTGCCGTAATTGCAGCAGACTTGGATGCAGTTTTGGCGGGCTTCAAAAAAGGTTTTGCGGGCTGACCGTGTTTCCCGTATTCCAGAATGTTGGCGATCTTTGCGTTACTGTCACCATCAGAACGAGGATCAACAAAGCCGATTTTGACGTTGTGGTTGCCGTCCTTGTCCAACTTTGCAGGAGACAGGCCGATGGAGCGTTCCAGTTCGCCAGTGGAGCGTGAGTCATATTTTGTACCTTGCCCCACGACCCCAGAGAGGTTGCCCTTGACCCTTGCCAAGACCACCTCGCCACCTGCTTCCAGAACACTTTCGGCAACGGCATCAAATTCGCTGCCGAGGCGGGAGATTTTCTGCAAAAACTCCTCCGGCATTTTGATATCAACCTTTGCCAACGGTAGGCTCACTCCTTTTTGCCAGCACCTCAATGTACATCCCACGGCCTTTGACATCTTCGACAGAGACAATATCGTATCTGCTGCCATCGCACACAATAATGTGGTCGGTGGTGATCCCTACACCGGGAATGACACGGAAACGGAAAAGGTCGGTAGCCTCGGAGAAAGCGGCGAGATTTGCCCACCGCTGACTGCCGTGGCGTCCTTCCCGGTAAACACGGACAGACGCGAGAACCTCATCCACAGTAGTGGAGAAGCCCTCGCTGTCCTTGATCCGTTTTGTTGCAACAATATCGGCAAAGCCGTTCATTTTTCCGAAACTCATGGTCACACCTT